GTATTAGCGATGCAGATCGCCGTGACATTGCCAAGGCAAACCAGCGAGGCGCTAGCGCGAGTGACATTGCACGTGGCGACAAGGTTGCTGCGGCAAATGGCATTGACCGTAAAACTGGAAGACCACTTGAGGGCGATGGCTTGACATTTGACCAGCAATTAAAACTTCGTTCCCAGAAATTCAACGAGGGGAAGTTTGAGTATGAGATAACTAAGGATGCCAAAGAACTATATGATACAAACTTGACTAAAGCCAAAGAAGCTAAAACAGCAGAAGCCAAAGCAGAGTCGGTGGGCAAAGGTTTAGCTAGTTCAGTGGCGGATATGCGAGACGTGATGGGTCGAGCTTCAGGCAGACTCGATGGGTTCTTCTCGACCGATATGGTCGGTAAGGCCGCCTCCTTCTGGAAGGGGTCTGACGCTGATGCCCAAGAGGCTGACTTTGCGTTCCTCAAATCCAACGTTGCCCTAAATGCAATGATGGAGCTAAAAGCCAACTCACCAACAGGTTCAACTGGATTTGGTGCATTGAACACGGAGGAGCTTAAAGTCCTTACGAATCAATTTGCTACCCTAGACCCGTTTACGGACTCAAAGTTGGTTCGCCAAAATCTAAAGCAGTTGAATGAGCGTTTTGAGGGAATAATTCAAAATGCATACAACACACACGCCGCCGAGTATGGCAAGGAAGCTGCCGATGGCGTCTACGGATCAATGGTGGGCGGCAAACAAGCTCAGGGTCAATCAAATCAAGCTCCATCTGGCAAATCAGTAACAACTGCCAATGGACGATTCACAGCAACCGCAGTAATAGATTAAGAATATGGCTACATTTGACTTAGAAGACAACGAAACTGGATTAAAAATCAGGGTTAATGGTGAATCTATGCCAACCGAGGACGACATGCCTCAGTTGTTTGCTGCTGCCAGAAAGGATGCTCAAGAGCAACTCAGCACTGGGAAGTTTAAGCAAAATGCAGATTTCTCGGAAGTAGACAAGGCAACCGAAAGAAAGCGCATACAGCAATTATCTGCTGCTGCCCTTGGGGTTTCTAGTGATAATGTGGACATTGACTCTGGAATGAGCTTCTGGAATCGCACAAAGCTTAGTATGCAGCCGACAGATGCGGATAAGATGAAGCAGCTAGAGGATACCTACGGCAAGGATGGCGTTGCTATGCTGGACGTTGGCGGAACTTCAAAGATGTTTTTCCGAGATCCTAGTTCAAAAAAGATGACAATGGTGGACGAGCAGGGTGCGTCATTTGCTGACTTCACAGCAGACCTTGCTGGGTACGTCCCAGAGGTCGCTGGAGCCGTCGCTGGCGGTGTTAAGGGTGCTGCACTAGGAACCCTTGCTGGAGGACCCGTAGGCACTGTTGTGGGCGGCGTATTAGGCGCTGCTGGTGCTGGCTTTGCTACGGCAACTGCGCAGGACGTTGCTACACGTGCCCTGTCCGACGAGGACATTCAGCTCGGAGAGATCGCTGGTCGTCGCGGCAAGGAAGCTCTAATAGGCGGAATTGCAGACGTTGCCCTTCTTGGCGGCGGTCGAGTGGCATCTAAGTTTCTCCGTAAGTCTGGGTTACGTGAGTCTGCTGGCAGTGCGTTTGCGGATTCAGTGGAAACGGTTCGTCAAGCTGGGGGTGAAGTAGGTGAAACCGCGGGGGTAAAAGCTGGTGGAAAGGTTCTGGAAAGGCAGAAAGAGATTAATCAAGCACTTCCATCTTCCAAGGTTGCAAAGATCGACGAGAAGACTAGGGCTTCTATGATCAGTCTGGCAGATGAGATGTCTGGTAAGTCAACACCCGCTGAAGCCGCAGCAAGGATTGCGGAAAACGCCAAAGCAGGGAAACTTGACCTAGAGGACTTCATTCGTGGGGCAGATACCCGCGCTAGTAAGATCATCTCAGACGCAAAGCTTGGTAGCTTGGAGAGATTCTCAACACTAACCGATGACATGGATCGCTTTGGTGGTGACTACAAGGATCTGCTTACGAAGCTAGGTCAAGGGGCAGACGAAACCGTTAAGCAGAAATACGCACTGCGGGATCAGCTTGCCGAACAGTTAAATGTGGGCGTATCTAAGAAGAAGCTACTTGCATCAATTGATGCTGGTATCGCGAAAGAGCCAAAGTTCAATAATGCAGCAATGAAGGCAGCACGTCAAAGGGTGGAGGATGGAGATGATTTTATCCCATTCAACGACCTTGACGCTGAACTTGCACTTGTTCGCGACGCAATCCCAGATGGCGCACAAACCAAAAGCACTGGACAGATACTCGCATCGCTTGTAGCCGAGGAAGTTGGATCGCTGCGCAGTAAGACAGCTCGAAGTGCTGGAACCGAATTCAACCGAGCATTCCTAGACGCCAAGAAGTTTGTCAAAGAGGAGGCACTTGGCTTTCGTCGTGGCGCAGTTGGAAAGGCATTAAAAGAGCAAGTTGGAGACAACGTTGCAACTAATCAAGACGTAGCTAGAGCGGTATTCAAGGACGCTGAGACCGTCCGTGAGGTCCTGCAAACCGCCTCTAATGCCGATGCCTTCGTTCAAGCTGAAGCGCGAGCAGGGCGTACGGCAGATCCATTGCGAAGTGCATCTGAAATGGAGAAAGATCTTCGCCGTCAGTTCATGTCGCAACTTGGGTTTGATAAAGGAACGACATCCGCATCAGCAGCAAAACTCAACAAGAACCAGAAGGAGGTCATGGCTCAGTTATGGTCTGGACCAAACGCCAAGGAAATAACAAACAAGGGCAGACGCAAGGTCACTGAGTATGAGCAACTAATGAAAAAGGTTGAGCAGTCTGGCGTTAAAATTCCTCAGCTTGGAGTTGACGAGGTTGACGAATATCTGTCAGCATATTCAATCGACAAGAGAAATGAGGTCAAGAACGAGCTTGTTGCGAGAGCCAAGAAGAGGGACGAACTTCGCATATTTGAGGAGAACACCTTAATCAAGAAGGCACTCAAGGGAGAGGCTGGCGATCACCTTCGATCAAAGAGATTCGGAGATGCCATTGTGGGTCAAACCACCGAGGGTCAAGCCAAGCAATTCATGTCGGACATCGTTCCAGCTGAGGACGTTCCCTTTGTTCGTCAGAATGTCATCGAGAGCTTAATTGCTAAGTCTGGTGGCGAGTCTGGAGCTGGATGGGACTCAAAGTCAATGAGAAAGCTCCTAAACAGGCAGGATGGAACGCTTAAGGCCGTGCTGGGGAAGGAAGATTATAATCTCATACACAGCATCAATGATGTTATGGAGCGAGTGCAGAAGCAGTTTACGGTTTCCAGCACTGGCGAAGTCCGACCTCGGGTAATTATCACGCCAGTCGGGATCGCCGCCTACTTGTCTGGTGACATCATGCAAAGCATTGGCAACCGATTCTACGGATGGGCTTACGGGACTGGAGTTCTGAAGGATCTATTTGTGGGCGGAAGCCAGAAGGCATCGAAGGATGCTTGGGACAAGGCACTTGGTAAAATGATCGGCACTAGCCAAGGCTTACAGGCACTAGATCACGCTACTTCAGAGGATCCAGACTCTCGTGGCACTATGGTTGAGGAATTAGCCCTACAAGCCCCTCGGTAGCATTGCTGGACACCTACCCTTCGTAAACAATTCAAAGCCCTCTTTGACCCCCCTCAAGGCCCAGGAGCGTGCCACTGCTGACGTATTCCTAGGTATGCAGACATAAAAAAGCCCCCAACTCCTAAGAGCTGGGGGCTTTAACGTCAACCACGACCATACTATGAAACAAATTTAAATACTACCAGCAGCATACTCTAGGGATTCTTTGACACCCTCTAGGATTGCATCCTCGACATCCTCTTCTGTAGGAAAGACACTCGCCAGTGATTCTGGGTGGTATGTCATGGCAAGTAAGGCAGAGACACACAACTCTCGTGCCTCCGAGGCTGTTGTTACTTCAAAGTGATTGTCGATGCTTACTGTGAGGTCTTCGTCTTGGATTGTTACTTTCATAATAATTTGATGTGTTTGGGTGAAATGTGAATATAAACTACTTTGTCGGTTATGTCAAGCCCCCTTTTTACAGGGGGCGCTTCGTTTTGGTGACTACAAGAACATTGGCTCAAAGTGAGCGAGCTTGCTGCTGTAGACAACCCCGCAGCCAACAATAGGCTTGTTGCTGTAGACCTTACCGTATGCCATTGCTGGGTTAGTGTGATCAACACCGCAGCCTACTTGCATTCCGAAGATGCAGTCATTCTGATTGGCGTGATATACGACACCAGCCTGTGCGTGCAGGTGACCCTGGACGACCGACTTGAACTCGCAGATGGCGTTCTTGTGAGCTGCCATTGCTCCTCCTTTGCCCTTGTCGCCGTGGCGGTATACTACGTCATCGATGATAAGGTCTGCGTAGCGAGGGTGGATAGTCCAGCCGTCGAGTCCCCAGAGTTCTTCAAACTGCACCATCACCTCATCGGGGAGTCCGACTAGACGAGCTTTACGGGCAGGGAGCGCACTGTGGTTGCCAATCATATAGTCAACCTCGGGGAACGCCTTGTGGAGCTTCTGAACCTGCTTGTATGCCTTCTTATACTCCTCCGCTGGGGATGGCATTGACGGACACTTCTCGTGGAACGAAATGCTGTTCCAATCTACGAGATCACCGATGTGGACGACACGACCGCAGCCATGCTTCTTGTGAATCTTCTTGAGGAAGGGGATATAGCCGTCTAGCATTGCTGGGCAGTGAGTATCTCCGATGACGAGGACTGGTTTGTTCTTTTTCATAGTGTTTATTCTTGTGTTTTTTATAATTATAGTGATCTGAGTTCGTATTTAATTCCGTCTACTTCAATGACTTTACCTTCACAGGTCTTAGATGATTTAGGAGTGCCTCGCTTTGAACCATCGCTGTTCTCGAAGTAAGTCGCAGTGCCATTGGCATCGCACTCACACCTCTGCCAGTAGCCCTTGCTGCCCTCGTAGTAAGTCTCATTACCAATGGCGTCTTTAATCTCAATAGGGAAGACGAACGCAATCCCTAGTTCTACTGATCTTCGTAGAGTTCGGGGTTTAGTAGTTCGTTGAGCAGCGTTGCTTTCTCGACATCGAAGCACCCAAAAATTGACTCATACGATAAGTCAAACTCATGAGCATACCGATTCACCAGCGCCTTTAGATCCTTCGCGAATGCCAACTGCTGCTCTCTTTCTGTCATTTACCTATCTCCTCAAGTATTGAGTTTATGTATTCAGCGTGAGCGTCATTCATTGGCTCTTCGCTCGTGAACCTCACCCCTTCGATTATTACGACTGCACCGCACTTCGACTGAGTTATTGACCCCTTGCTTCGACGACCACCATGCGATAGTTCAGCTTTTCTAAGTATAACGTTTTTCATATTCCTAGTCAGGTTGCTTCACTTTGTCGGGGTTTGCGCTTTGCCATGCTTCCATTCTCTCAGCGAAGGCGATACACTCAGCCTTTGCTTTAGCGTCCAGCACTCCAACCGCTTCAGCGTATTGCCGCACGGCAAAGCTCGAATGCATGTCTTGAGCGCGTAGGAAAAAGTAAGGCTCCCCGTCGTGAAGCTTACTTAGCGGATTTATATTTTCGTATTTACCCGCTGATTCCAAGCATCGCGGACATTTGCCGCATACTGTTCCTAGTTTGATTGATCCTCTACAGTTTATCATAGTGTTTTCTTTTAGCGTTGGTGTTGTTGGGGGATTCCCAGAAGTAGAACCTGTCGAGCGACTCAATAGATTTCGCTTGCGCTCATCTACGAGTCCTCTCTGGAGTTCTTTGTATGTTTCGCTTAGTGGTTTCATAGTGTTTTTCTGTTTGTGGTTGTTAGTAGGAAAGTGTCGCGCCGTCAGCTAAATAGCCAGCTAACTCGATGTCTGTAGTCAAGAAGGATCGACCTTCTGGTGTTGACCAGTGATAAAGGTACTCGTCCTCACCGCAGCTTCCTGCTTCAGTGAGAAACTCAGTGTCCTCTAGCGTTAAGTTGAGACCGAGACCTTTCAGTGTTGTTCCGTTGGGATAGTTCATAGTTTTTAGTGTTTAGTGGTTGGTGTTATTGCGACTCTGCTGGTGGATTTAGTAATGTCAAGGGTTATTCTATCGTATGTGCGCCCTACTTCCACTCCCATTCTTCACGATACTTAGCTACTACCTTCACAACAGCATCCCATTCTTCCCAATCTAAACTGATCGAAGCTCCCTCATTCTGCTCATCTTCTCCTGTAATTTTAAGGAACGATCCGCCCGCGTCGTCTTGAGGCGCTACTTTAATGCAATTATAAACTGGATTAGTTCCAGCTTCGTTATTTGTGAGGCTTACTTGTGTTATTGTTTCTTTCATAATGTGTGCGCCCTACTGGGCTTTGTTAATTAGTGGTTATAAGAATCGAATCTGCGAAAGGTTCCGACTTCGGGTGTCCATACTTGATGGCCGATCATGCCGTAGGACACCTTGCTCCACTTCCCGTTGTTTAGGCTTTCGTCGCCATCGACGATATACTCGTTCGCCTTTAAGTAGTGGACGCGCCTATCTGCAAGCTTGTCTTCTAGTTTTCTTTCCTCATCTGGAGTCATCCAGTAGTCTACGGGGTCGATACTCATATTTTCATTTGGTGTTTCCATAGTGTGTGCGCCCTACTGGGCTGTTAGTTTTGGTTAAGGACGTGGCGCTCGCGAAGTCTTGCATTCTCTGCGGTTAGCTCTTCGCAGCGTAGCTCGGATACTGCTAGTTCCTGCTTGATGACCTCGATAAGCTTCTCCTGAGCTTCGCAGGCGCAGGTCATGGCGTTAAGGCCGCGCGTTAGTAAGGTGAGTTCGGATGGTTTGAATAGTGCTGGCTGTGTCATAGTGTTAGTTGGTTTTAGTTGACTTGGTTTTATTTGAGTTGAAAATGTCCTCCGCCACCCATGTAAAATGAGCGACGGAGGGGTTTGATGTTGTAGTTGCGATGCTCCCCAGCATCACGGCTTTCTACTGAAGGTGTTCGTATGAAGCGTATTGGCGCTCGTCCAGCTCTTGGTCTAACTCTTCCTGCTTGTAGACATCCTCAAAGAACCTCTCAGCCACTTCGACCTGTGCCTCACACTGATTGTATAGTGCAAACTCGTAGTCGGTGGATGCGTCATTTAGGTCATCATTGATTGCCTCAAGCTCAAGGATGTATCCCTCAAGGATTGAGTCGTCAAACGCTGCTGTGTTGTAAGCCTCAAGCTCTGAGGAGATTTGTGTTAGTCGTTTTACTAAGTTCATAGGTCTAATTTGGTTATTGTTTTGGTTGTGTCAAGGGTTAATTCATTTTACTCCACACCACACTTCCCAGCGTAACTAGGATGTGCTTGCAAGGTTCGGCGTGATCTCCGCGCCTCCACTTGGGGTTGATTCTTATAGCAAAGTGCTTGCAGGTGCAGCTACCCTTGCGTCCATTTGCCATCAAGTCAACCTTATATGTTCCACTCGCGTCTCCAGTGATGAGATACTCGTATTCGTTTAGTTTTTGCAGTTTCATTATGCTTTGAAGTCAGTCATTTTACCAGTTTGGCGGATGAACCCCAGCTTGCCAGAGTCATAGCCTACTCCGCCACGTTGCTTTGGGCGAACCCAGCGCACCATCGGTCCTGTCTTGTCATCATCAGCCTTCTGGAACAGGAATGTAATTGAATCTGCATCCTGCTCCAGCGCACCAGACTCACGAAGGTCTGACATTCTCGGCTCGCGGTTTTCCTTCTCTGACTCGCGGTTAATCTGAGCCAGAAGGATTACTGGAATCTTGAGGGACTTGGCTAGTAGCTTGCACTCGCGGCTAATCTCGGCAACCTGCTGCTCACGAGGAAGCTTGGGGTTGGCTCGGATAAGCTGGCAGTAGTCAATGATGATTGCTTTAACGTTGTGCTTGCGCTTCCAGTTGCGGGCGATTGAAAGAATCAATGGAAGGTTGAACGCGTCATCGCAAAGCTGTATCGGCCATTTCTTCACACCAGCAATCGCCTTCTTGATCGAATCGTTCTGTTCCTTGGACGCTACGCCGTCTCTAGCGCGTTCCCAGTCAACTCCAGACTCCATGCTCACCATTCGCCCCATAAGCTCCTCTGAGCCCATCTCAAGCGAAAACATACCAATTGGAAGACCCTTCTTGGCCGCATTATGCACGATGTTCAGTGCCATTGCAGATTTTCCACAACCTGGCCGCGCTGCAAATACGCACAACTGGCTCGGTCCGAAACCACCTCGGTTAAGTGAGGAGTCATAGGCTTTGATTCCTGTTGGAAGGTAAGCAGTCTTGTCGAACTCCCCGAAGAAGTCTGCGACAAACGAATCAATGGCTTCTGAGATTGGCTTCTGTTTTGCTCCAGTCTCGGAAAGCTTCTTGGTGGCTTGGTCGATTCCGATCATAATCTCGGAGGCTTCTTCGCCATTAGCTGTCTTCTCTTGGACTTCGCGGGACATGCGGTTAAGCATACGAAGTTTGTATTGCTCAAGAACCTTCGTTGAGTAGGTTGGCAGGTGGAGTGATGTCTTAGCGTGACCCATGAGAGCCATGAAGTCAGCAGCACTCTTCCCAGCGATCTGAATGTCCGTCAGAACGTCCTGCTCGTCGAGTTGACGACCGCTGCGGTCAATCTTGTTAATGATCTCCCAGATGTCTTGGCAGATGTTGGTGGTGAAACATTCTGGTGTGATTCCAAGTTCCTCGGCTTCGCTGAGAAGTTGTCCTCCGACTCCCATTGAGCCGCCTTGAATGATTGTTGCTAGTAATGTGGCTTCTGATGTGTTCATAGTTTTAGTGGTTAGATTTATTCGACTGGATGGCCTTGTGATTTAAACTGAGCGACTTCCTTTAATTGGTCAAGTGTTCTTTTCTTACCTTGTCGAGTTTTCTGATTTAATGTTCTTACGTCAATGCCAAAAAAAACAAACTCTCCTCCCTTTTCTTTTTCTTCTTTATTATTCTTATTATTCTTGTTTGTTGTTACTTGATTGTTACTTGATTGTTGCTCGTTTGTTATCCGTCTGTTAGTTGGTGTGTTGGTCGGCGCATCTTCAGATTGGTAAGTATCGTAGTTGCAGACACTTAACAGCGTAAACTTGCTTGTTGATTTGACTGTTATATTTTCGCTGTTTTCGAGCTTGGAAAGTGAAGTTCTTACTTTCTGAATTGTTAGCCCAAGATCCTTTGCAAGGTTTGCGTGGCTAGTAATTAGCTGCCCACGGCCAATGACATTCCCCTGCCATTTGGCCTTCTTGTGGTTCGCTGTAATGAGTAGATGCAAGAACACGCGCATAGTGTTCGCGTCTTGATACCACTCAAATTTGGTGAAACCTCTGTGTAATTTTATCCATCCCTGTGTCATAGTGTATTTGGTTTGTGGTTGTCTTAAAGATTGCTAAAAGCGATCAAAGGTCGGTTGCTATTCTGTTGTAATTCAATTCTAAGCAATCCTCGGCGGATGCCATAGCACTAGAGCAGGCGTTAATGGCGCTGATAAGCGCCTCAGAGGCTTCTGGAGTTTTAGCAATGGCAGAGGTAGCGTTCTTTTTTGCAACCCCGTATTCGTAAAGCAGGATGCTATACTCATTATTAATGGCTTGAGGGGTCATTTCATGGTAGTCACTGGCCAGCAGTCTAGCTACGCGGGTTACTTCATTCAGTTCGTTAATTTCTGGGGTCATAATATTATGTCTTCGTTGAGGATTAATTTATCTAGCTTCTGTGATTCTGTTAAAGTCTGGCAGGTTTGGCAAGCATCAAATGTCATGCCGCGCACTAGTGTCGATTCCTGCCTTGCGTCATACATCATAATCCTAGTGAGCTTGTCTCGGTCTAGGCTTCGTATAAAAAAGCGATTCCATTCTGTCATAATTACGGAAAACCCGCACAGTTGTCGTTCTGTGCGGGGCGGAGGGGTAATTAGGGGTTACTTATTAAGCGGGGTGACTTAGAAAGGAGGCTCCTCGTCAAGCGCTTCGTCCGCTACTGTTTCGCCAGTGTCTTCAGCCTTAAAGACTTTCCAAGCTGAAAGGCTGGTGAAGTAGCGCCCCTTATTCTCATTGCATCGAATCTCAAAGCTCACATCGACCAACGCGCCGACCTTGTTATACTTCAAGAACTTCTCGATCTTGTCTCCGTCTGACTTCTCAAACATCTCAAAGGCAAGGATTTTCTCCGCGCCTTCGTATCCGTCGTTATTAGTGACCACGAAAGTCATCTTTCGATACTTACCATCTGAAATTTCCTGTGGCTGGTCGATGAATGTGATTGTTCCTGTAATGGTATTTTCTGTATTGCTCATGTTATTTTTCTCTTAGTTGTTATTTTTACTTAGTAATCGCGAGTGAGTATTGATTTTCGTTTGTTCTTTGCAGTAATTACTGATTCGTTTTGCTTCAAATCAATAGGGAGACTATTCCAGAGCTTAACCAGTGCGTCAACTGTTTTCGCATCGTTTATCTTATTTGATGCTGTCATTGCTGTCATTGCTGGCTTCTTGGCGGATGCTGCGTTGCCGTCATCATCTTCAGACGGCACACCGCAAGCACTTTGCAGACCATAGCGGCGGGCGTAAGTGATTGCACTGCCCATGCCTTGCGGGTCATTCTTGGAGCATTTAAGCATGAACTCTCCAGAGATAAACTCCCCGCTTTCGTGCATGATGATTGTTTCAACTCCAGCAACCCCGTCTCCAGAGATAGGAAACTGCACGAAGCTTAGGCCGTTGTCGGCGAATGGTTCTTTAACGCAATTGATCACTTCCTCTAGGTTGGCGTAATTGCTCTTGAAGAATGGATTTTTTGCGGACTTTTTAGCTCCAGACATTTCTGCCTGAGCCTTGTTTAGTGCAGCGGCTAGGCTGGCGATGGTATCGGATTTATTCATAATTATCTGTATTCTGTTGTGGGTGAAAGGGTTAAGTTTATTTATCGTATTGGCACTTGCCAGTTAATTTGCGCTCTAGATTGGCTAACGCTCGCCATGCAACCTGCTCCCAGTCTTCGTCGATAACGTGACGCATCATTGCATCAAGTTCGTCAGTAGACTTGCCCATATCCCAGTGAAGGGGCTTGTCTGGGTGGTGCTGCTGGTTGCCCTTGTAGCTAAGGTGAGACACGGCGGCGATAGCGTGTGGGAAGTATTTGACAAAGCCAGAATACACTGGGTGTGTCTTGCGCTCGGCTGCATCTGTTGGCAATGCCCGCCCCGCGCTTTCCTCCTCAGTAAAGCTATAAGTGCCAGTTACCAACTCAAAGCAAATGCCGTCCCAGAAGTCATAACCCTCTGGGGATGCTTTCCAGTTGAAGGCGCGGGTGAGAGCTTCGTCGATGCTTGTCGCCGTGCGTGTCATGCCGTCTGGGTTCATGTTGGTAAGGGCTGCGTCCCTGTGTGCTGGTTTTAGTTCTACAAGTAGGTTTCTTATTGTTTTCATAATTTACTTATTTAGGTGGTGTAATACAATTGCTTGAATTTCATTGAAGAGGTCTTGCGCGTCCTCTGATAGCCCTTCTGAGCCGTCTTCTCGGTCTTCCCACATCATGTGGGCGCCGACTTGGAACTCAACAAGCTCCTCCGTTAGTGCTGCGGCCTTTGCTGCCAGCTTGTCTTTGTCCATGTATATTGTCTTCATGATTTGTTATGTTGGTTGAGTGCTTACTTGCTCGCAAGCTTTTTGTTTAGGTTTCTTTGTTTTGTTTGCTCTGCCGTTTCTTTGGCATGACAGGCAACGCATAGGATCTCCATTTTGCCGTATATAAGCGAGTGGAAGTGTTCGCCTAGGGTTTCACGTATATCACCCAAGGGCGTCACTCCGTCGATGTGATGCACCTCAAAGACGCTTCTGGCTTTCTTGGACATGCCGCCATTCTTTAGTGGTCGCTTCTCTTTTTCGCTAACTCCCATAACTCTCTGGCATTCAACGCAATCTATCACGTTCCACTGCCTTCCTGTCTTGGGGTTCTCTGCCTTGTATCGAACGCTATTTATAAACGTTCTTCGCGAAGCCCTACGCCACAGGGGTCGAAGTGCTGAGCGCAGCAGTGTCCGCATGGCTCCGTCTGTAATTCCCGTTACTGGATCTATTTTTCTATTTGTCATTTTCTATTAGTGTTAACACGCTTCCGCGCTTGTCGATGATCACGCCCGCTTTCTTGTCATATTTGCCCAACAGCTTAATTGCGTCGTCTCTTGTGTTGGCATACTTAACTACCTTGCCGACATAGTCCGAGCGCATACGGGAATGAGTGAATGTTATGGCGTGGGCTGGCATATTAGTTTTGAGTGTATTTGATTCGGCAACGAGATGCCCAATGGCGGTAGCTTGGCATCGGCACTCCAATGGCCGCACAAGCCTCTTTAACGGTCTTGCCTTGGCTTCTTAGCTCATTTACCGCCCTTACTGTCTGGCCGCGCTCTACAGGGTCAAACGGGGTGCTTCGATTAACCCGCTTCTTTGGGTCGGGAAACTCTAACATAGAGCCGAACAGTTTGCTTTGAATGTCATTTTTGACTTGCGCGGCCAGGCGTTCAAACTCAGTGGGCATGATGATTGACTCCTTAGATGATAGATATGCGATTGCTGATGTGATTTGGCTCATAATTTATTGTCTGGTTTAGGTTTATTTGAGTGCGTTGCCATTTTCGAGCAACTGTAGTGTCACGCCTTCTTTGGAGGCCGTCTTGCCTTCAACGTGCCAGCCGTCAATCTCAGAGAGTTGATAAGCTGCTTGCAGTTGCCTTGCGTTTAGCGTAGGGTGTTGGGCTTTGAATTTGATTTTGGTAAGCATCATTTTGTTGGTTTTGGTTGGATTTAGTCGCAGGAAATTACGCGCGGCTTGCTTTCGTCCCATAGTTCAAAGGATTGATCAGCCCTTGAGTCTAGGTGACAAAAATGATCGTTGTCTAGGTCGTTGAGGTATTCTCGAAACACTTCCATGTATGGGATGGCGTCGTATTCTGGGTATTTTACTGTAGTCATGATTTTGTTGTGGTTTGCCGTATGTGGCGTTTTGATTTGGTGAGAGGGTGTTGGTATGTCTTTACACCTTGAAAGCCCCTAGTGACCGTTTAAAGGGCAACTAGGGACTGTTTGGGTGGGGTTCAACGGCTGGCTTTGTTAGGGTAGAAGCTTTTCGGCAATGAATAGAGCAATTGAGACGCAGAGTGCTATTTTTAGACCTACAGACAGATTGCTAGCGATTGCCAGCTCTTGGCGGGTCGGTTCTTCATCTTGCCAGTCGATCGGCATGTGCAAGACCTCATAAGAGGCGCTCTCGGCGTCTCTGGCGGTGAGTGAGGGGTTGACCCTTAAAACGGCCTTGGCTTCTTCTATGGTCAAAGGGTGGTAGTTTACCCGTTCAATCCCGAATGGCGTATTTTTGTATAGGTGTATTTTAGTTTGTTTCATGATTTTAGTTGTTTGGGTTTAGACTGCCACTCTGACTAAGGAGCAGACTGCAATAATGCCAAGGATCGGATGGATTGCGAACGCCCCGACTATGAGGGCGACGGTGATTGATAGTGAGATTAGGTTTAGCATGTTATTTTTGGTTATTTTGTTAGGTTTTTGTTAATTTCTGGCAAGCTTCTGAGCCATGCACCGCCGCCGCCTATTGTGAGCCATACGGCTAGGCGGGTCTCTAGCTCTATAAGAGCCGCTGGATCGCTTTGCGGGTCGCGGTCTATCTCTTCGCCTAGGTAATACTTTAGCTCGTCTTTAACAGTGCATAGGATGGCAAGCTGGCTTTTATTGTATGTCCGTAAACTCATGAGTGATAGAGCTTGAAGATGAAAAAAGCGCCAGCTAAGCAGTGCGCGAGGATTAGTAGATGTATTATTGTCATGGTAATGGTCTTTGGTTGGATTTAAATGCCCCCTCAAGGGCTTTGGATTAATGGCGCGGGTGTTCCGTCACCTTGCACCTCAAAACCCCGCATCGGTTAAATGCGGGGCAGTAAGGTTAGAACTCTGAGACGATGATACCACCGTCAAACTCGATCAATTGACCGTGGTCGTGGATGAAGTCGCGGATGTTTTCCTCATGATCATCATCATCTTTGCTAAAATAGCCGTCTGTTAGTTGATCGTCGGTAAAGTATAACCGCGCCCATTCTTGTAGGCTTTCATGCTCTGAGTATTCGCAGCGAATGGCAACGCGGTCAAATTCGATTTCTGTGTCGCATTCTTCTTCTATTTGTTCAAGGTATTCTACAAGGGCGAACGCCCCAGCCATCGACCAAGCTGCGTTTTCGTCTGCCATTAATAGGGATGCTGATTCGGATGTTGTAAGTGTGTTTTTCATAATTTGATTTGGTTGATTGTGTTGGTTGGTTGTAAGCGGAGCGGGTAAAGGGATAGAGGGTTAATGGTTATGCCAGTATTCCCTCGATTGCCCTCAGTCCGTCCTCTACGTCGCTTGATTTGCACCTTGCAAAGCCCTCACGCATCTTAATGGCATTCGCCTTCACTTGGCCTAGTTTTACCTTGTTTGCGTCAACCTCGGATGGCTGTCGAACGTAGATAGTAGCAAAGCTTGGATATTTCGAGTCATGGCCGTTTAGCTCGATATAAAGACTCAATTCAGTGTCGCCTAGTTGATTGTCGAAGATTTGCACGACTAAATGCTCGACCTCGTATAAATCAACAGCCACCGAAAGCGTATCGGTGAAGTTGATATCTTTGCAATCCTTTAAGAAGTCACGGACGTTTGCCACCATTAAGTCGAGGCTCGGAAGATCCTCACCCAATGGTCGGCAAGTGTATTTTGACGAGTGGAATACTTGTAATGTTTTCATTTGTTTTTATTGGTTGGTGTTGGTTGGTTGGTAAAGCAGTTTAGGATGCTGCGCCAGTAGTGAGTTAAGCGCAAGTATACTCAGACTTGAGAACTGCGGTTGACGGCAGGTCGCCAGCGTAATGTTTGCCGATATACAAGGCGCCATCGCGCACTTCAATATCTGAGTAATACAAATCTGCCTTACGCTCGAAACTACATGGCGTGCTGCAAAACATATTTCTAAAACCTATCCAAACGGCGCGCGAGCCGACGACGACATGCTCAGCACGTTCCCAATTTTTAGAGTAATTACTGGCGGTAACGAAAAGTGTGCTGTTTTCGAGCGAATGCGTGTAATCTGATAGTTTCATGGTATGATGCAGTTGGTGGTTGGTTGGTGTTGGTTGGTTGTAAGCGGGTTGCTTATACCCAGAAAGCCCCTCAGCGTGTTAGGCTGAGAGGCTGTGGTGGTATTACTGTGTCGATCAGTGTTCGCCATGTGGCGGCAGTCTATACTAACGGAGGCTCTTAAGCTCCGATCATTGCGGGTCTGCTATCGAATTGTAATGTGCGCTTCGATTCGGCGCTGGATGGTATCACGGATGCTCGCGGTCGGAGGTCAATCAGCCAAGTAAAACACTTCTGAGCGGCAAAGGCCGCAAGGCTTGAAACCCCCTAAGGGATGAATCGGGTGACTGGTAAAGAACGTTGCTACATATAAGACAGTACTACACCAAAACCCCTTTGCAAGCTTTTCTTTTAAATAAATGAAGAAAGTTTAAATTAATCTCAGCCCACACGTATTCACCACAAATTGCCCCAAATGCCCCAAATTCCCACTAATTGAGAACTTATTGAGACTGGCAACACCTCAAAACACTAGATCTAGTGTCAAGCTCAAATACATCCCTAAATGTGGTGCATCTATTCTCAGCTCATTCAAACCTTCCTGGCCACTTGCCCACGCTACGTTGATTCTTGCTCTGAAGCGAAGCGAAGTAAGCAACGCTAATGCAATGAATCATCATGTGTTGATGTCTAGCTATGATGTTAACTGAACGATGGGATTGCTTATCAATTGAATGTTAACTAACATGATGGTTGAATGGTGTCTGAATGTTAACTGAATGTTAACTGAATGCATCCACACGCTTAACAATAAACAAACCCTTCACGCCAAGGTAAATAGCTTGGCATCAAGTATCTTGACATCAAGGTAAATGTCTCGACGTCAAGGTAACAGGTGAACAGGTGTGCACGTGAACAGATGTGCAGGGGGTGGAGGGGGTGAGGAGATGTGGATTGGGGCTGTTGTTGCTATACATATACCACCCTACAAAAAAACAAAAATGGATTTCCAACCCAGGCAGTGAGGTAATTTACCTCTATACTTATGGTAGTCGAATCGACCACATGGGTATCCGTTATTTACCCTCTTATATATGGTAGTCGATTTGACTACATGGCTACGTGTATTGGATTCTATCGACATACGTAGGCACAAAGAAGCCACACGTTGATGGCGTGTGGCTTGAGTTGGATTAGATGTGTCGTGAGTCGTCTTCGTCCTTGTCGGAGTAACCGCTTGCCTGTCGGTCGTGGTTTACCTTATTCTTCTTGGTGTAGGCTGCGTGTACGTCCTCTGGTGTCATTCCTAATACCTGGGCTAGGGAAATGGTGAAGTGGAGTAGGTCTACAACCTCAACCTTGGCGTTCTGCTGGTCAAACTCTTGGTACTTAGCCCACCACTTCCAAGGGACGGAATCAATTAGCTCTGACATCTCCTGTTGCATAGCGCGAGTGTAGTTCAAGACCCACTTGATCTTGTCCTCGTCGTTCATGTTGTCAGTGTCCACACCAATGCGCTTATTTAGTTCGCTTTGTAGGTCGAATAGTTCGTTTAGTTTATCCATATATTTGTTGTTAAGAGTAAAGGGAGTCCTCTACGTCCATGATGATGTCGTACCTGTCAAGGGAAGACCTCTCGATCTCTGGTTCAATGCCAATGTAAGGGGAGGCTGAGATGGTGTGTGCTAGGCGACCATTACCGAGCTTGTGACGGTTCAGGTAGCCAAACTCCTCAAGTTCCTTCATGGCGAGCTGTATAGGCTTCATAGAGTCACGCATCTCCCCTGCTATACGCTTACAGGAGAAGTCCCAGTTAGACGGCTTGCTCCGCATATAGCCAAAGAGTCCCTTAGCCTTCATGGAGATTGACGAGTCTTGCCAGATAGACTCCTCGGTATCGTCGTCGAGTGACCAAGCTGGATTGTATAACCATTTGCCGTTTAATATGTTCATGGCGATATAATATCATGAATGTAAAGGGCTGTCAAGCACTACTTGACACGTGGTATACCATTTAGGAATGAGCACAAAGGGATCAGAAACAAGGACATTAAACCGAGACGCTGCGAAGTATCGTAGCAACTTCGACGACATCAAGAAGGACACCCGCAAGGCATCCAATAAGCGTGATGTCCCCAGGGATGAGCTGCCAGTAGGAGTTCGTTCGCGCATAATTTATGGAGGTAAGAAATAATGGAAGATACCGACGAGGTTTTAGAGAAGATCAAGGCTATCATGGCGGAACACTCCATGAACTACGCATTCTCCATCATTGATGAGGAGGGTGATTTGCGTTACGATTATAGTAACTGGCGTGTGGGGCGTATGCTGTTTACCGACAGCCTTATGGACATGAACATGGAGATCGCGATGGAAGGCTTCAACTGGGACGATGACGAGGAGGACGAAGACTAATTATGAGCGAAGAACTAACCATCGAGACCAAGAACTTCATCACGAAGAAGCTTAGGGACGCACAGGAAGCAACTGGGCATGGTCGTGCGTGGTGCAAGCGGGAGCCTAAGAAGTGGGCTCTCGTCGCACAGCATATCATCCAGAAGCCGAATGAGGTCAGTGCGTTCCTCCGCAAGAACAGTATCACAAAAAATTTTTACTACGACGTGCAGACGGAGCTAATGGCAGACCCAGAGTCGTCAGAGATCCGCAACGCATGGGCATCCGAGATATCCTCGGTCCTATTCCAAGGGCTAGACACCTACCGCAAGTCGCAGAATAGCTACTCTGATCGTGTGGAGAGTGGGGACATTGAGATTGACGGCAACGAGCTGTTCAAGCAGGGCAAGAGCCTACAAGCGTTCAACGACATTCACTCAAAGCTTACAGGCAACAACATTCAGCGAGTGGTGGTGGAGCACAAGACCACCCTGGACGAGGCTGAGGAGTATGCTCGTAAGATGCTGGAGGGCTTGCCAGAAGTAGAGATCGTAGACTAATGAAATTTTCTTCTCACCCTATACTCAAGCCCCCTTCGCCTGAGGAGATCAAGAAGCTCTGCTTCAATGATGACGGTTCCTCTAAGCCAGAGGGACTCAAGATCCTCATGGAGATGCACAGGATGCACGAGGACGCTGTGGCTAATGCTGACGCCGATCCGCTGAACTATGGCGTGTCGCTAAAGGGCTGGGTGTATGCCGATGCAATGCTTGAGAAGTATGACACACTGATGATCTTCGGTGGCAATCGTAGCTCGAAGACTGAGTATGGTGCTAGAACGGTCGTGAAGGCTGCCCTAGAGAACCCCAAGTCTATCATCGTATGCTTTGCGCAGGACGCTGACGCGTCTATCAGAACGCAGCAATCAGCCGTCTACCGCTATCTGCCGCCAGAGTTCAAGCAGAAGACCAAGGGTGTGCTGGAGTATTTGAACTACACCGTCAAGAATGGCTTTACTGGGCAATCCTTTATTCTACCGAATGGTTCTCAGGTGCTATTCCACACGTATAGCCAGTTCATCGCGAATCGTAGTAAGTTTGAGGGTCTTGAGCTAGGTTCTAAGACACCAGAGTGGCATAACATCGGTCTATGGCCTGACGAGTACCTTGAGGACGGTGATTTGATCCGTACCATGCGATTCCGCCTAGCTACGCGGGATGCTAAGATGATGTTGACGTTTACGCCTATTGACGGCTACACGCCATTCGTAGCTGAGTTTTTAAAGGGAGCAGAGACAAGGAAAACGCGCAAAGCACCATTGCTAGATGACGAAGAAGTTCCAGTGACGCAATATAGCCCAGAGAAGGATGCAGGTATCGTATACTTCCACTCTGAGTTCAATCCGTTCGGCGGATATGAGCGTATCGCAAAGGAACT